ACGCTTGCACTGAAGGATGGACTTGCTGACGTTGTATGCCAACTCATCACGGACACCTGCCACTTGGGCAATGTCAGTAGAAAGTTTAGACACACGGACAGGATCCATACGGAAGACCTGCGCGTAGTTCGCAAGTTCCGCACGATAGCCCACATCCCAGTTGACATACTGGTTGGACGTCACATCGGTGCCGTCAACAGTACCACCAACTTTGGGTGCAGGATTGCTGTCTGCCTGCCAACGGAAATACATGTTTCCGGGCTTGCTGCCCTTACGGGCCATAGACGTAAAAGGCGTGTCTTTTGCGTCAACCATGCTGATCATGTCAGCAAGATCTTCGCGTTTACCACGGCCACTAAGATTAGGTTCAGTAAGAATTGCCATAAACTAAATAAGGTTTGAGTTGTTAAGGACTAAACTAAGTCCATTGCTTTAATGAGGTCTTCAACTCCACGTATCGAAGAATCCTTTGCAAAGGATTGCTTGGCTTTCTGAAGATCCGTTTTAGACACCGTCACCGGAGCAGCCTTAACCGCAGGTTGCGCTGGGGCGCGTTTGATTGGTGCTGCTGTTTTCTTTGCTGCCTGCTTGGAGGCCATAGCCTCTGCGCCAAGTGCAAATATACCAGCAAGCCACTCAAAGTCTGGCCTACGTTTAATTTCTGGGAAATCCTTTAATACTTGCTGCACAACTTGATACTTTTCGCTTTTAGGATCTGCTAAAAATGGCATTTCCTTAATTGCGTTAGCCTTCGCTTGTGCATAATGCTGAATATATTCAGCACGGGCAGGCAGTTCGATTTCCTTGCGCCTGATTGCCAATTTCTTCATGCTGCGAACTTCTTGAGCGGTTAACTCATGTTCAGTTCCGTCAGATGACTTTAAAACGCCACCATCGGAATTATCTTCGCACCACATAAGAATCTCTAATGCATTCTGGTGTTCCTTCCTGACTTGTTCAATCGAGGTTAAACGCTGTACTGCATCAGAAAAATCGACCTTTGCTTCAGGAACGTAAGACTTTGTAGTCTCAAGCTCTTGCTGCAATTCAGCCAACTTGGCTTTTTGCGCTTCCAGTTCTGCTTGAGCGGCCTTCTTCGCGGCAACTAACTTGTTGATGCGCTTCTGGACACCCTTGCTCAACGGACTTTCTTCAGCCTCGCTTTCTTCTTCAGCGGGTTGATCGGCTTCTTCTTCAGCTTCCACTTCCGAGTCCACAATTGGCTCCTCAGTCTCTGCTTCAGGTTCAGCCTGCTGCTCCTCTTTGGCTGGAGCCGCCCCTTCCTCGTCAAGGAAATTTGATTTAATGAAATCAGTTAAACTGTCTCCATCAATCGCTCCGAGGTTATTTGCAACGGGTACTTGTGCTGCCTCCTGACTCCCGGAATCAGGCTGTGTAGTTGTTTTTGTCATGCTAAAAGGTAGCAAGTCCTTAATTTATCATTCCAGTAACGCTGGAAAGCCCGTCAGTGGCGTTATGCCAAATCTTCTGTAGGAGTCAAGCCATTTAATTGTCTTGCATCCTGTCTAAATTGTACAAGTGTCGATAAAACTAGATTAATACCGTCCGCTGAACCACATGCGTGTATTCTATCTTCACCTTTTGTGTCTTTGCTGATGGCAATCATCCACTGCTGCTGCTGCATGTCTTCGATTAATTTGATGACTTCAGTCCAAACAATGTTTTTGCCCGAAAATCCAAAGGCGTTCTTTTGATCTTCCGTCATTATTGTTGTGATACAGGAGTTACACCGATGCGGCCAATTTGCGCGTTTTGCTGCTGCATAATCGACATTTGAAGACTCTTAACGTAGTTTTCAAACAAAGCCTTGAAGTTCTCGTCCTGCTGGAGAGCCGCCTGCGCTTTCGGGTTGGATTGCATGACCTGCTGGGCGTACTGCAACTTGGTCTGTGCGGCGGGATCGTTTTCTTGGTAAAGTGCCTCGTTGCCAAGCAGCATGTTGCCAATGTCTGACTGGACATCCTTGAACATCTGTCGGCTTGCATCCTGCGGGTTGAGGATAAGCTCCTGCGCCATCTCTGGTGCGACAGCCTGAATCATCATTGCTGTCAACTTGTTGCGATTTAGTACTCCGCCAGTGTCCATCTGTGCAATCTTGGTAAGGAAGTCGATCTTCTGGGCAATGTACTCTTTATCCAAGTCCATCACGTCAAACTTGACGGTAAGGTCAAATTCGTTGTGGATTTCTGACAAACTCTGCGGCAATTGCCCTCCGGTGATGCGCTGGATCTCCTCAGGACTCATGTACTGGCAGCAAAGCGCAAACATCTGCCGATAGACGCTCCGCCAAGTAAGCAACCAAGTGTTGACAAGCGCCTGTTGTGACAGTTGCGTTTTACGAGGGTCAACAAGAGGATTTACAGTGCCAAAGTAAGCTGCGTGACTTGTTTCAACTTGTTTAATCAGCTCAAAGGCAACATTTGGCTCGCGTGCTGGCGGGTCCATGAACGTGTAGTCCGTGGGGTTAACCACTGGCAAAGATACGCCGGGGCCAACCTTGTTGATGGCTCCAATCCGTTTGACGACTTTGATGGGAGGAAGAGTCGAGAAGGCAGTATGATCCCGGATGGAGTCATGTTGCGCCTTGATTTCATCCTGATCTGTGTGAGCAAGTTCAGGGACACCACGGCAATCAGTGATGGCGCGACGAATGCACTCGCGACGAAACTCCACAAACGGATACTCTCCGTGCGCGTAATCCAGTCTCTCGTGAATGGCATAAGAGATTCTTTCCTTGCGGTGATCCACGGCTGCCTGCGGGCAGATGACTGTGTAATAGATGCAGGGGGCTTTTCCATCTAAGCTCTTGGTGTAGCAGTACACCACCTCAATCATGTTTTGGTAGTTCAGCCCGTTGTAAACGAGCATCTCCGTGCTTGGCAAAATGTTTGTATTGTAGACGGTGCTGCTTTTGCCAGCCATCTGTACGGCAAGTTCCACCCAGTCCTTGTTCCAGCCTTCTGTGGTGATCTTCTCGCGGATCTCAACCTCACTCATCCAAGTGCGGCGGAAGATAACACGGGAACGCTGCAAGTCCGCTGCTTCGGGCGGAAAAAGAATTTCATCCCAAGGTTTGAGTGCGATGATCTCGGGCAGGTTCTTGCTGACGTACTCCTCGTCGCGGGTGGTTACGCCAGTTTCGGCAAGTTCCCTGACCATACGCTTGGCCTCAGACTCTGTAGTCCCCGGCACAGCAGCCTGAATGATTGCCGCAGCTTCTTCGGATTGCTGCATGATGAGATCAGGCAACTGCATGAGTGTGGGGCTGCCGCTTTGCTGTGCAATGGCAACAACTTCCTGCATGGTAACCTGCTGCTCGCGCTTGCTGATATTCTGTCTCCAGCCTACAAAGAAAGCCGTCCAGCCGTACTGAAAAGCGTACTGTGCGCCAAGTTCAGCCTCCCTGCGAAGTTCAAGCGGCATCTTATTGTCGCGAATCCACTGCAAAAGGGTGGTGGCGATTCCGCTAATGGATGTGTCGTTAAGTTCAACCCCGCTTGCGCGGATGATTGACCTTTCAAAAGCTGTAACCAAAAGCGAAGACAGCTCGTTGCAGGTTGAGTCAATCAAACGGTTGCGAACATCACTTGCCCCCTCAAACGGCCACGCTGGATCGCCCTCAGGGCGAAGATTGCTGTGTTTTTTGCCGTCATCACTCTGACCAGCCCAACGGGCAAACCGAATATCGTCAAACTTGGTGGTCAGGTTTCCTTGCGTGGAATTGACCATTGCGCGGCCATACTCGCTCAACAAATCCCCGACATCGGGTACATTCGTCGCAATAGCCAGAGGATCAGAAGAAGCTGAATACATAGATAGTAGAAGTTCAATAAGAACCGCATTGAGACATTTGTTTCATTTGCTTTTCCCATTGTTCGCCGCCGTAGTGTCTGGGTTGCATGACTACAAGATACCCCAAAGCGTCAATAGGATCTTTGCTGGCACCTTTTTGTCCATCCGCCCCAGTCCATTCCCTTAAACTATAAATTAAGTTTTGACAAGATTCATGTACCATTATTTTAGGATGGTTATGTTCGCGATCAAGCGGCTTTTCCCTGTCATAACATAACATGTCATTAATTAAAATGACCCGTTCTTCAACCGGAACCGCAGCAGAAGGCAATAAGTACAGAGGAACCGTAGCTTCGGCAAACAAGTCCACAATGGTGACGCCACCCTCTTTGGTAATGGTCTCCGTGCCTGCGGTTCTAGGGTCAATATAGCGTTCAGCGATGTCTTCCCTAGTGTTTCCCTGTGTTTCCAGTCCCCAGATCAGCTCACTGTACTCGTTCACCCCTCTTCCAGCTCCGCTTCTCTGTGCAGGGCCGGGTCTGCCGTCAGGCTTATCGCTTGGGAGCGCCCATTCGCCGTAACTTTGGTCGGGCCATTCACGGTAGATCCACAGTATACCGTCCATATCCACCCTGCCCCACAGCATGAACCAGTTCCGCGCTCCAGCGGGGTCGATTGCCATGTAGTTTGTGCCTTCCGGGGCCATGTCCATGACATCCCCCTTGAAGATGTTAACCTCGCCAAAGTAGGGAAACTCCGTGCCAGCCGTCTGGTCGGCCCAGCCGTAGCAGCGAATCTTAATGTCATGAGAGGATCTTCCGGCAAGTTCCTGCTTCATGCGCGTCCAGTTGTTGTACGGGTTCAACTTGGAGTGGAACCAGACACAGGCGTGCCTGCCATAAATATTTTCCGCCGTATAGGGCATGTGGCCTGCGGGTACGCCCAAGACGTTGTTATTAGGCAGAAGCTCACTTTCCTTCCACTTGGTGATCTTGGCGGAATTTACATAGTCTTTTACCGTCTGGGTGTAGCCTTGAACCGGGGTGAAGGTAACGAGCAACTTGCCGTTTCGGGTAACCAAGCGGTAGCGCAGGGTGTCCAGCCAGTCCTGAGGCACAAGTTCGTCGCACCAAACAAAGTCAACCTCGCCACCCTCGACAACCTTGATGTCCTGCTTGTAATTCAGGAACCAAATCTGGTTTTTCATGTAAACAGCCGTATTTTCGCTAAAGCCGTTCTTTTGAGTGAAACTGATTTGAATGTTGTTGTTTCTTTTAGCATTTTTAAGTTCTGCGGGAAGATACTTATAGAACACAGTCTGCTGCATCGCGATGCTGGTCATACTGCTGGTATGCAAACACCAAATGCGGAGACCGCGCTGGTGAATCCTTTCCAGTATCCAAGGCGGCACGTTACCGGACAAGTCAGCCCCGACAAACGCCTGAGCCATCCTCTTGGCAGCCCACTCCGTCTTGCCAGCCCGGTTCCCGCCCAATCCCACGATCTCATTATACTTGCACAAAAGTTCATCAGCATCCTTCCAAGCCTCAAGTTCAGCCCCATACCTGTGCGGGTCGGAGTTCTCAGCGTTAACCCTGTTCTCCCTGACAATAAACAACTCCATGACCTTTTCGGGACCGATGTTGTCGATCATCGTCATGCGCTGCTTCTTGTCGGGCAGAGGCAGAGTCGGATGCTCGGTCAGTTTGTATCTTAAAATTTTCTCTATCAGCCTGTCTTTTTGTTCAGAATCCATTGACATACTCTGTATCACAGCTATTCTATTTGTGTAGGCCAAAATAGGCCTGCCGTGTAACCTCTGGGAATCGAACATGTTGTCGGCCCACAGGCGAAGGAGAGGTTCCCCTTGCATGAAAACCGGGGGGGATTAAAAACTCGGGAGCTGGGAGCCCGATACTTCCAAGTAGTCCACGAAAGAAGACTAGCGTAGGTTGACTCGGGTACCCTCTGCGCGTGACTTGGTAAAAGCGAAACGAAAG